GAACTTTATTATTTTCTACCAACATACGGTTTACGATGCCTTCGAGAGTTTTAATTTTAGTTTTAGTTTTCTTTAGTTCAGATTCTAAACTTAGCATAAATTCATGTGAAGCCAAATTTATCATTTCATTATTTTCTGATTCTAAAACAACATTATTTTTCGATCTTCCACGAATAGTTAACGATTTTTTTTGAACTGGTTTTTTATTTGCACCTGTTTTTTTGTTAGAATATATATTATTTATCACTTTAAATTCCTTCTTTATCAAAAAGTTTTTTAAAAAACTCCTTATCTTTTTTATTGACTAAAAACTTTTTCTTCCAATAGTCTGGATCAATCCATTCCAAAATAATGCTTAATTGATCATCATTTAACCGCTCTTCCAACATTATTCTGCCCGAGTTACTATTATATATTATCCACGGGCTTATTCTCCCTTGTTTGACATAATTAATAAAAAGATTGGGTTCAATCAATCTAAAAAAATCATTGTAATTATTACCAGTTTGATCGCTCCATTGTTTCATTAATAAAATAGTTCTTTCAACTCCCTTTTCGGGTGATTCTTTTTTATTTAATTCTCGCAAATATAATTCGTAAACACTTGGTTTAAACCAATCTTTCAATTTCAACCCATTTTTAATACAAAAATCTAAAAATAATTCGGGACTCATAATATTATTATCTATTAAATATCTGCCAAATTTCACAAACTCCAAATAATAATGGCTGTTAATAAAATTATCCATAGTTTTGGGTTTATTGGTTTTCAATGCCATACGATAAAATTTATCATAAGAAGCAAATGCTAATCTACAATGTAAACTATCTTTATCAAGAAATCGCATCTTTTTCACACAAGCATGGTTAACTAAACTTTTTTCATGTACAAACACTTTACCGCAATATGAACATTTGTTTTGTTCGATTACTGTTTGTTTTTTACTACCCATTATATAAAATACCATTTAAATATAGTTATTATTTGACGGTACTAATTTTTTTAATCTGTTCATCAGAATATCCCATACTCTTACATAAATTTTTAAATTTTTCTTCATTTTTATATTTTTCAGTTAATAACTTTAATTCAAGAGAATTGGCATTGGGATACAATTTTAATAAAATTTCTTCAAATTCATTATTTCCTTTACGCTTTTTGGGCATTCCCGGCCAATTATGGCCAGATTTTCCAGAAGCTTGTCCCTGCCCCACACACGCCAATAATAAAAATAACAATTTCTTATGATTACCCAAATCCCAAAATTTAATATTTACTATTTCATTCGTAGCAATTAAATAATAAGGCGTTAATTCATTGTCATGAAGGGTTGACGGCCATGCGCCTTTTTTATCACCTTTTTTTCTATTTTGCCGTTTGGCTTCTGCCCAGTCAACTTCGGAATTACCCACGCAACTCAACCATCTAAGTGATTGGTATGATTCCCCACTCCAATTTTTTAAACGTTCTTCTTCATTTTTACCAAATTTTTCATAATAAGAAAAATCATTGCTGTCCAAAGCAGCCAAAATTAAAGGCATACTGGTAGCTTTTTCGGATTTATTTTCTGGTTGTTCGTCTAAATCATCTTCCGGTTGAACATCATTAAATTCAAATAAATCCATTTCAATACCTTTTCATAGTGTTTTATAATATATAACGATAACTAAACCTAAATCAAATAAATACTATTAACAACGAGTGATGTGTACCAAATACATCATTTTGTCGGAAGTAAGAGAAATCTTACTAAATAATCTACACGTCCAAGTAGATAGAGTTTGCTGATTTTAGGGGGTAAAACCACTAAAAACTTTTTTATTTTACGTTAATTTAGAAATATCCAGCACATCAGGTAGTTTGTGTGTATCCTTGACAATATACACGCATAACGGGCATTTTTTAATTTCGATAGGCAAAACCAATAAATGGCCATATTTTAATTTAGGAACGTGCCATTTGACATCGGGATATATATTAGTTACATCTAATTTATAATATTCCGGTCTATAACCATTGATTGGGTTGTAACAAAATACTGAAAAATCTCGGTCCAAACATTGTGTGATTGGTATTATCTCTAAATCGCCAACGTCTTTTTCGCCGATCACAATGCTCCAATCTAATGGAACTTGAAGTTTATATTTTCCTACCGTTAATTCTGCTGCTGGTGTTGAAAACGTTTCCAAAAATACCAAAGGAATACAGAAATAATCAACATTATCCTGGGAACTGTAATCCAATACCGAATAACGTATATCATCTACCATACTTGGTATATTATTCATAGAGAATGGAATATTATTTTCTGTTAAAATAAACATATTATTATCCTTGCCAATTAATTTTTGTAATATTAAAAGGATATTGAGCTTCCTTATAATATTTTTTACGTTCTGTTAAATGTTTTTTTGAGTACTTGGCCGTAGAGCAAATATCAAAAATATTAACGTGATCTTTATCTTTTGCTTTTCGTATACCACGGCCAATACTTTGAACTACTCTAATAAAACTTTTACCAGGTTCTATTAAAATTAAATTAAAAATTCGCGGAATATCAATGCCAACAGCGGCTACACCATATGTTGCAATTATCGTTTTATTATCTGAAACAGAAATATCATCATATTGTTCCTGTCGATCTAAGGTTTTTGTATTCCCATATACAAAGTTTGATTCGGGTATTGCCGCATTGAGTAATTTACCTGCTTCAACTCTATCAACCAACACCAAAGTATTACCTGTTTCAGCTATAGTTTGAATTGTTTTAGCAATAAAATCCATACGTTCTTTATTTTTTAACAAATAGTCACGCTCTTGTGCATAACTGCCTGACTGTATTAAATCTTGAAGTTGGACTACATTAACATCACATGAACTTAATACTCCCTGTTCCTGCAAGGTATGAGCGGCCAATTTACTGGTTATTGCCCCAATTGATGCCAATATACTTTTTTGGTTAAAATCTTCTTTAGGAATTGTCCCAGTTAATCCAAATCGTATGGGACAATGAGCAAATGGTCCCGTTAATAACCGTTTCAAGCAATCGGCTTTTGCCATATGTGTTTCGTCAACTATTACTGCCAATTTATCTTCAGCAAATGTATAGAGTAAGTTTTCATCAATTTCTTTTTTCTTACACATACGTTCAAGTGCCTCTAAACTTTGCCAAGTACAAATAGTATGGGTTTTGTCTAAATCTTTACGCTCACCATAATATACACCAACATCTAAACCCAATAATTTATAATATGTTTCTGTTTGGGTAACTAAACTTTTATTCGGTACTATTACGATAGTTTTGCCATATTTTTCAATGATTTGCGAAATAGTTGCTGTGATAATAGTTTTTCCCGCACCAGTAGCTGCTTCCTGAATAGATTGAAGATTTTCAAAAAATTTATTAATAATTTCTACTTGATAATCTCTAAGTTTAATCGGATTACCTGCATCCATGTGCCCAGCAGGCCATACTTTACCTAAATTTTCTAAATAGTTTTCATCTATTTTAGGAAAATCAAATTCATATTGTTGACGGTCATCTTCAATTTCAATATCATACCCATCTTCTATTACTATGGGTAATAGTTCTTCCAATAAATTAAAGTATGTTGCGCCGCCAAGAGTACAAAAACTAATAGTGCCATCCCATCTGCCTAATTTGTAAGAAGGCATATGATAAGCTTGTGGCATAAAGAATTTTAGTTTATTAACAAGTTTTCTTCGAGTCGGGACATCCAATCCCATGAACTTGACATTGACTTCATCATAGATTTTTAATACGCACTTCATTCAAATCATCCTTATTAACTAATATAGAATATAATGTAAAAGTGCAATAATTTCAATTTAAATATTAAAAACCATCAACCAATGTAACAGAAGTTGTACCAACCGGGGTAAAACCAGCGTTATTTGTATTATCGAAAACTTGTAATACTGTTTGTCCACCAGTAATAAAATCTCCAAATCCAGCATAAGCATCAGTTAGCGTAACTTTAAACTGAACCGTAGTACCATTATCGCCATTACCATTCACATTAGCAGCGCCAACTCTAGCGGCCTGCATCGTGACAGTTGATAATCCGGAATACGGGCCTGTTCCAGAAGTTCTTGAAAAAATGTTAGTTAAGGTAGCCGAAAGCGGAGTCCAATAACCTAACGTGGTAGCAACCGTACCGCCCGGAGAACTTGCAACTTGTCTGGTACCGTTTGCTCCAAAATATATATCACCCACTTGTGTTGATAAAAATGTATTCCAGCTAGAATCTTGCGCCGTGGCCGTAGAATTATGCCGTAACCTCAATAATAGTTCACTACCACTATTAAAGAAATATCTAGCAGCATTTCCTGATGGGAAAACCGCATTGACAGTGGCGTTAATAGTCGTTGATCCGCCCGATCCCCAACTTGCTGCTCGTGTAACAGTAATTTTAACAGCGGACAACACCCTAGATGGGGTATTAAACCTGTTATTAATCAAAGTAGTAATATTTGATTGTAGATTAGTTAAAAACTGTATTCTATGTCCAACAGTAGTAACCGAAGTATAATCTGTAATTGTTGTATTTGTTTTTGTGGCTACTATATTATTAATCGAAACTAAATTATTCCATTGTGAAGCTAAAATTCTACCACCTTGGTTGGCGTTAGTTAACGCGGGAGTGGTTCTGCCATATCCTATAGAACCATACCCAATACCATACAGACCGCCCACATTGGTAGCTGCGGGTTCACTCGAGTAGGGACCCAATGCATCACCAGCAGTGTTAGAATTGCCTATGATGTTATTGTAATCTACCGATAATACTCTTTGAGAAGCGCCAAAAGCCATAATTTATCCTTAACATATTTTATTATATTTATACTTTTAAATGTTTTGAAATTCCCGAAATATAACAAATAATATTTTCATTAATATTATATCCACGTTTTTCCGCCCATTTTTTCCATTTCATGGTGGTTAATAGACTTAAAAATGATTCTTCTCCGATAATTTTATTAAAAATGTATTGGGATAATGGTGTATTATGGGATTGAGTAATATCAATCAATTGATCTGTAAAACTCATAATATGTGGCATTGTCATCATTTCATTTTCTAAAATATATTGTGATTTAAAAATAGCTTGAGCTTCTATTAAAACAACGCCAAATTCTCTTTCAATAAAAATTTTATTTTTAATTTTTTTCATTGTTTCTATATCAATAAAATAAAAATCAATATTATTATCCACAAACAAATTTGCTTTGGGCAATAATATTTTGTAAGAAAGCTGAAACATTTTCATTACCTTGCTTATACAGCTAGAATGAAGCATTAAATTGTCAAAAACAAATAAAACAGGTTTGATTTGTTTATATGCCAGAAATTTAATGGTTTTACTTAAAAAACTCGTAATATCAGAATAGATTACAACAGCACGTAATTTGTTATCTTCTAAAAATTGACAATATTCGGTGTCATCACCAAAAAGTTCTGCATCCAATAAATTAGATGATGCTATTTCTAAAATAGTTTCAGGAATATTCATTGGCATTATTTCATTTAATAATAATAACTTACGTGCCAAAGACGGAGTCAACGTAATGTTATCAAATTTATTTAACATAACTTTCCTCCAATGACAACTCCCGCTTTAACCAAGTGGCAAATAACTTATTGCTTGGCGCACTAATATTACATTTTTCATCAATAATATCTATTGTTACTGGTAAATCTTTAGTATTTTCATATTCCAAAAAATACTGTTCAACAGAACTGTCAAAATCAAATCCATTACCACTTATTAAATTAATTAAATCTGTTTTATTGCGTTCATTAATTTCCAACAACCATATATCATGCTCACGTATTAAACGCAAATTAGCCATACTTTTTTTATTAATATCTTTCATAAATTTAGCTAATTCGGGGGTATAGATAAATCTAAAAGCAAAAGTATTATCACCTATGTATCTTACTTCTCTTTTAATTTGCTTACTTTCATATACTTTAATTGTTTTACTGCCTTTATGAGTAAGCCAATATTCGTATTGATCTTTATTTAACCCCAAATCCATATAAAGAGACTTGTATTTTGGCAATATATTTAATAATAATTCATATTGTTTTGAACTTAATATTTTGTCTAAATACACCTTGTATGCCATATCCCATATGAATTTTAAATCATATTTATTGTTTATTTTATCATACGGCGGCAACTCATTATATTGATTATTTGGTAATTGAGAAATATAATTTTTATCTGGTCTAAAATATGAACATTCTTTAAGCATGTCCTCATATACAGTTAAAATTAGTGTTTCAGTATAAATCATTTTATATTCTTTCTAAACCCATAATTTAATTCAGCATCTTCAAGGCCGGCGCATCTAAGTCTAGTAATATTGTTTATTTGAAAACTTTTATTATCTAATCCCTTCATAACACCCAAATACTTGTTTCTAATAAAAGCAATTTGGTTGATTATTTCAGACATTGTAACTACGTCTACATCTGCTTCGGCATATTTTTCTGCATCCCTTGACGATAACGATTTATTATAATGTTCTAAAAAATGTTTTAATTTACTGCTTCTAAGTTTACTATAATGAATATTCAAAAGTTCTAAAATTGCTTCAACTTCTTGTAGTTGATTAAATCTATATTCTACTATTCCCGGCAACATAGATGATGCTCGTTCTAAACTACCGCTAAGTGCAATTTCGGATCGAGCATCATCCAATTCGTTGGAATAATAGTCGTATGCTTCCAAAACAATAGAATAATCTTCAGGATTGGCCGTTAGTTTATTAAACCAGGACATTTAAATTACATTAATCCTCATCATTGTCGGTATTATATTGAAAACTTTTTTCTAAATAAACTTTATCAATATATCTATCTTCGCCTTCAATGGCAGACAATGTATCAACATCAAATCCGTAATCTTCGAGTTTTTCAATAAAACTATACGTAACAATTTGTCGTTCTTTTGCTGGTACAAAATCCTTAAAATGCTCCCATATTTCTAAAACTAG